GGGAATTCCTTCGACAGCATCGAATTGCCCGCATCGCGCGACCGCGCCGGCTGGACGCGCTCTTTCAGCGCGGGGCTGTCCTCAATCAGCGGATCAATCCGGCCGCGCGATGTGCGCTTGGCCATCTCGACTGTGGGCAGCACGGCCAGCATGGGCCCTGGCGCGTGGTGGATCACAAAGCCGATCCAGTTATTACCTGCCTCCGTGGCCCCAACCTGCGCGGCCTTCATAAATGTAACCCGCTGCGCTGGATGCCCGGGCGAGAGTGCATCCATGATCGCGCGCAGATAGGGCGTCCGAGATGTGCGGTACTGCCCGGGTTCGGCGCTTGCCCGCGATGACAGCTTGCGATGCGCATCCGCCCATTGCGACACCGTCAGATCCGGATCGGGCCGTAAGCCACGGCGCCAGACACGCAGGATGTCCTCGGCGCCGTCAAAGCCGAGATCAAGGCCCTCGGTTAGATCAGTATCACGACCTCCTTCATTCAAGCGAGACCCTGAGGTCGGCAAGGGCGTTGAGCTGCTCTCGGACATGGGTTTCCAGCACCCTTTGCAGGATCGCAGTCTCGATTGTCACGGGCACCCCCGACACCTTCTCCATCTCTGCGGATAATTGCGCGGCCATCAGGGCGGATACGCGGGTGGGCCAAGTGATCCAAGTATCGCGCTCCTGGCGCGCTAGGCGAAACACCAGCGTTTCCGCCCGTGCGCGGTCCACCAGCACGCCTTTCTTGCGCTGGATCGATAGTTGGCGCTCCTGCGCCTGGTAGACCGTCAGCGCTGTGCGCGCCTTCAGATAGGATGTGCTGTCGCCGGAACCGGAGACGCTGCCGCCCCCGACCGCTTCACCATCACCCCCAGCACGCAAACCACCCCGTGACCGAAGCTGCTGATCGGGATCTGTCATCTCGCCGCAGCGTACATCTGATGCTGCCCCATTGATCGACCCGTCTGCAAACAGCACCAACCGCCCGTTCTTGCGGGCCTTCTGCACGGCCCCACGCGAGAGGCCGGAGTGTTCTGCATAGGCGCGTTCTGACAGTCCTTCCATGGCGTTTGGTTTGCCTTCAACATATTGGAAATAAACAGGAATAACGATCTAATTGAGTTGATTACACTTCGCGATAGAGCGATTCTGGTCTCACGCAAACACGCCTGACCGGAGACAAAACCATGACCATTGCAGAACGCTACAACACTGAGACCCGCCGCATCCTGCCGCACATGGCAGACAGCCTGGCAGTCGATCCCACTATCACCAGCGCCGGCGAGATCGACGACATCGTGTTTCGCCGCAGCGAATACCTCGGCGGGGTGGCGATCGCCATTCTTGCCATGATCGACCAGCAAAATTGAGAGGCCCGACCATGACCGCCACCACAACCATTCGCATCGACCACGTCGCACTGCCGGACCATTTCGACCGCAGCCGCCCTGACGCCATCGCCGCGGCCATCGAGACAGCGCTGCGTGAAGACGGGATCACCACCGAGGCTTCGGACGTGATCAGCCACATCAAGATCGAACTGCCGACCGTCCAGCTTGCTGCTGCCTGCGCGGTGCTGGCCGACCTGAAGCTGATTTGACGGAGGACGGACGATGAGCACCCGCGCACAAATCGCCATCCAAACCGGCCCAAGCCAATGGGCTCACATATACTGCCACTTCGACGGCTACCCCTCCCACATGCTGCCAGCGCTGGCCAAATGGACGCCGGAGGACATTCTTGCCGCCCGTGAAATCCGCCACGTCAGCACTGACGCGCTCGATTGTTTCGATCCGCCCCGCGCGCCGGTGATCTATCCCGAACCGCGCTGCGACTTCTGTCACGCCTATGTGTTCGCGCAAGGCCGCTGGGTTGAGTGGAAGGCCGGCCGATGACCGCTTCAGCCATTTTACCCAGCTACAACGAGGCGTACGGTTTCTTTGGCACCATGACCGTTTGCCCGGTGCGCGACCGCCGCAGCGCGGAGGTCTGGGTGCTGGCCTCAAGCATGATCGCAGCTGCCATCCGCGCTGATAGCGAGGACGAGATGATCGGCATTCGCGACTTTCTCGATAGCCGGATGGGCCGCCACTTTGCCGATGACGTCATCGGCAACATGATGGGCTGCGACATCGATTGTGAGACGGCCATCACATCCGCGATCCGTCGCTGGCAGGACTGGCGCATCAGCCGCAAGACCGAGCGTGAGGAGGGGATCCCCACAGGGCTGCCCTACCTGACAGGCTGGGTTCAGCACTTCCCCTTCACCGCCGCCATGGCTGAGACTGACTGAACGCAACACCGAATTCCCCCAATCAAGACAGGAGGCTCAGATGCCCAAACTCACTGATACCCAGATCCTTATCCTTAGCTGTGCGGCGAACCGCCCTGACAATCTGGCGATGCCCTTGCCAGAGGGGTTGCACGGAGCTGCCGCCAAGATGTCCGTGTCCAACATGATCGCGCGGGGCTGGCTCGAAGAAGTCGATGCCGACATGCGCAAGGGCGAGCCGCTCTGGCGCGAAACCGGCGATGGCCATGGCACCACGCTGGTGGTGACCGACGCAGGGATGCTGGCGGTCGGGATCGAGCCAGTGGTTGTAAAAACCATGGCGGCTGTCCGCCAGCATGCCGCCGATGCCTCCATTGCCAAGCCGCCAACACCGCGTAGCGGCACCAAACAGGCAGCGGTCATTGCGCTTTTACAGCGCCCTGAAGGGGCAAGCATCGCCGAGATTGTCGAATTGACGGGCTGGTTGGTTCACACAACACGTGGCGTCATCTCTGGCGCTCTCAAAAAGAAGCTGAGCCTGCCGGTCGCTTCAGAAAAGATACAGGGCCGCGGCACGGTATACACGCTTCCCAGCAGGTGATCCGCGCCGTTATCGCAGCCGTTCGAACAAACGTCGCAGCGCATAGCTACGGATTAGTGAAATCCCGGTAAACGCTGCGCCAATCGCAAGGTTGTCACCAAGGCTGACTAACAGCCCAAACAATGGGAACAACATGATCTGGGTGATCACCGCCAGCGCGTATCCCACCACGACATTCGTGACTGCCTCGAACATGGAGAGACGTCGAGACTGGCTCATGCGGCCAACCGCTTTGCCTTCAGGGCGCTGAACGGTTCGCCCGTTTCCACCAAGACAGCATCAACCCCCGTGAATTGTTGCCAGCGCTCGATGGCCACATCGACATAGGCCGGGTTCAACTCGACCCCGAAGCACCCGCGGCCCGTAGTCTCCGCTGCGATCAGCGTGGTGCCGGATCCCATGAACGGCTCATAGATGGCCTGTCCGGGGCTTGAATTGTTCAGGATCGGGCGACGCATGCATTCCACCGGTTTCTGTGTGCCGTGCACAGTGTCCGCATCCTGATCCTTGTTTGCAATCTGCCACAGCGTCGTCTGTTTGCGATCGCCCGCCCAGTGGCCTTTGCCCTTGGCGCGAACGGCATACCAGCAGGGCTCGTGCTGCCAATGATAATCGCCGCGGCTCAGCACTAGCCTGTCCTTGGCCCAGATAATCTGCGAGCGGATATTGAAGCCTGTCACCGTGAGGCTTTCGGCCACGGTCGCAGCATGCAGCGCACCATGCCAGACATAAGCAACGTCACCTGGGAACAGTGACCACGCCTCGCGCCAGTCAGCGCGATCGTCGTTCAGCACTTTGCCGGTGCGTTTGGTCGCTGCAGCACCTGCTTTATTGCGCCACCCAGGATCGTATTCCACACCGTAAGGCGGGTCAGTAACCATCAGCTGTGGCTTCACATCGCCAAGAAGCCGTCCGACCACATCTGCGCTGGTGCTGTCGCCGCAGATCAAACGATGCGCACCCAGCTGCCAGATATCGCCCGGAACCGACACCGGCGTCAGCGGCAGTTCTGGTACATCATCTTCACCCTCGACGGGGCCATCTGCGCCCAGCGCATCGGGGTCCTGCAGCAACGCGTCAAGTTCATCATCGCTGATCCCCAGCAGTGACAGGTCGAAATCCTCAGCCAGCAGCCCTGCGATCTCGTCGCGCAGCATCGCCTCGTCCCATTCGCCCATCTCGGTTAGCTTGTTGTCGGCGATGCGATATGCGCGGCGTTCAGCCTCATCCAGATGGCCCAGCCTGATCACCGGCACCTCGGTCAGCCCCAGCATCGTCGCTGCCAGTACCCGGCCATGGCCCGCGATCAACTCGCCATCATCAGCCACCATGCAGGGCACGGTCCAGCCGAACTTGGCCATGCTGGCGGCGATCTTGGCCACCTGGTCGTCGCTGTGCATCTTGGCATTGCGCACATAGGGGCGCAGCCGGGCAATCGGCCAGGTCTCGATCTGGCTAGGCGCAAAGACGAGGTCCATGGACGGCTCTCATTTAGGGCAGGGGCGACATACCGATGCTCACGCCGGTATGACCGGCGACCAGAAAAGGATCCGCGATGTCAGGAAAATAAAAAGCGCCCGCAAGGGTTATCCTTCGGGCGCAATTCTTCGATGATCAAGGGGTACGTCAAGGGGGCTAGAAATGTCAAACTCTTTTTGCGTGTTGAATCAACGTGTTCTGCTGCAACCCAAAAACACCACTGCTGGGGCGGCTTCCCAAGCTGGCTAAGCTGGATGGATTCTGGCTAAGGTGGATTGAACTAAACCGCTATCGCGGTATTTGGATCCATGTTCGGATTTGCGCTTTTGTCTGGCAAGCTGGTGGTTCTTGCAACCATTTCAGACAGGAGC